CTTTTGCTCAAGGATCTGTAGCTGCATCAAGTCCATTAGGACCATTTACTATAAGTTCTAGCACCACTAAAGTAAACACAAGAGCAAGAGCAAGATTTGCTGCTGTGCAAATCGAAAACGAAAGTTTAGACGAGAGTTGGCGATATGGCACTTTCAGATTTGATGTAAGAGTGGATGGTAGAAGATAATGGCTAGAATAGTTATACAATTACCAGAACCAGCTAGTGAATACTCTACAGATAATCAAAGACAAATTTTACAGGCTTTAAGAACTTTGCAACAGCAATTGAATTTTTCTTTTACAACTGATATTAAAAACGAACAAAATAGTTTTAACTATTTTTTAATGTAATGACTATACAATATAAAAATCAAGGTTTTACTTTAACGACCACAAGCACTGTTAGTGTTTTGACAGCTAACACTAGCTCAACAGTGCTAGTTAAACAAATACAAGCATCTAACGGTTCTGGATCATCCGCTATTTCGTTGGTAACGCAAGTGACTGATACCTCAGCTAGTGCAACCTTTAGAATAGGTAATCAATCAATAGCAGCTTCTTCAACCACAGATATAATAAATCAAACCTTAGTATTAGAAGCTGGTGATGTAATTAAAATGACAACTGGCACTGCGAACGAAATACAAGGTATTATATCATACGCACAATTAGATAGATCACAGGAAAATGGCTAAAAGAAATAGATTCGGCGTTAACACATACGTAAAGCGAACTCGTCCTAAAATAGGTAGACACAAAAAGCGTATGAATAAAGCAGAGAAAAGAACACACAAACCAACAATCGGCCAGGGTAAACCATTGTAAAAAGATAATAATTATTGTATATAATTTACATGACCGTTTATCACAAAGTTAAGTGCACCACTAAAACAATCTATAGAAGTAAGAAGTCAGGTAAAAAATACGATACAAAAGAAGAATTTTTAAAAGAAAATCCAATTGAAGATATTGCATCAGATGTAGTTGTTCAGGTGCCTGATTTACCTATATTTAGTAAAACTAAAAAATGAAACCTCTTGGTGGCACAGAGTTACAACATGCATTTTTAGAAAAATATGTATCTAAAGATGTGTTAGACAAATTTCAGATATGCACATCCATACCTGGTAAAGTTCCTATTGATCCAAAAAAAATTAATATACTATGGCAAAAAAATTCTTGGAATCAACCAAATATAGAACCTTGGTTTACTAAAAAAAGTAATCATGATCTGTATGATTATTATGTATTTAACAGTCATTGGAACTATGAAAAATTTAGAATGTGTTTTGATATACCAACACACAAATGCACTGTAATAAAAAATGGTATACCTAAAATAAAATTAAGAGATGTAAATAAAAAATCTGACAAAACTAGATTAATATTTACTCCTACACCATGGCGTGGATTAAATGTTTTACTTGCAGCTATGCAACTAATAAAAAGTAAAAATATTGTTTGTGATGTATATTCAAGCACGTCTATATATGGAGATAAATTTAAAGAAGCAAACGATAAACAATTTCAAGGTCTATATGAACAGTGTCGGCAATTGCCAAATGTAAACTACATAGGTTATAAACCTCATGATTATATTTTGGAACATTTACATGAATATGATGCTTTTGTTTATCCTAACGTTTGGGAAGAAACATTTTGTATATCTGCTTTAGAAGCTTTAGCAACAGGTTTATACACTGTTACAACAGATTACGGAGCATTATTTGAAACTTGTGCTGAGTTCCCTGTGTATGTTCCTTTTGATACAGACTATGATAGATTAGCTGAACAGTTTGCTTTTGCTATAGACTTGATACCACAACACTTACAACAACAAGGTTGTAGAGATCATCTTAAATTTCAACAAAAATATTTTAATTACTTTTACAGTTGGGACAGGGTAGCACCTAATTGGATTAATTTTTTAAACGGAGCTCTTAATGCAAGATCCAAGTAAACCTATATGGGTAAACAAAAAGAAGATTAATACAGTAGAATTAAAAGCTAAAAAAACATCTTTGTTTTTAGCCACACCTGTACATAGCAGTGTATCAATACATTATACGCAAGCATGTTTAGAATTTCAAAAAACATGTATGCGTAATGGTATATTAATTATGTTTCAATTAATGAAATCATCATTGGTAACACAAGGTAGAAATCTATGCGTATCTGGTTTCATGGAAAGTGATGCAACACATTTATTATTTGTTGA